GCCCCGTAAAGATCCCTAAATGTAGAACGCATAGACTGCGCACCGCCAAGTCCAATTTGAGTGCTCGGTCCAGGCATTGGCACCACGGCATTACCGGGCTTTGCCTTTGGCTTAGTCTGAGCATTCTTTCTGTTTCTCCTTGACTTGCGCTGCGCCACCTGCTGGTGCTCCGGGTATGGCGACGTAGTATACGTTGCCATCTGCTGAAGCTTCGAGGCAAGCTGATTGTACGCAACTTGCCCTAAGGCTCCAGCAACCACATTCGCTACTTGTTGACTGCGGTTCCTGTTGCTTGTGACCATCGCCATCGCAAAACAGTCTCCGCTGCACGTTTCGTTTATTTAACTCAACCTGGCAAATACTCTTCGGGGAGGGAGTACTGCACGCGTTCTTCATTTATTAATATGGGGTGTGGTGGTGAGAATGCAAGTCGTGGGATATGGTCATAGTACCTCTCAGCAGAAATCTGCTCATCTGGAGTGTAGCCAAAAGCCTCCCAGAAGGACACCCTAGTCATCGGGTGCACAGGTCCATGTGTGCGTTCCATACCCTTTGCTGCAAAATACAGGCCGCCTTTGAAATCCTCTCTATCCTGCATCTTGCCGGGCTTCCCAGACCTGATGTACATACTGTACAGATTTTGATACACAGGTATCCCACCTGTGCACGCTAGCCCACATGTGCCTCTGGCCCACATGTACTTCGCGAAAGCACCCTTGTTGGAGACGTCTATTGTTGTCATGCCGTCCTTGGTCAAACCCCTTTTGGGGTGTCGCACCATGATGTACCCTTCTGGAGTCCAAATTGGGTTGGCCTGGCAAAAATTAATCTGCTCAAACACATAGACAGGTGTTTCCAACACCATGTCAAACCCCATCTCAAGAAACCAGTCGTGCAAACCAACAGTGAATGCGTCCAGGTCACGCTTAGGCATGATGCAAACACAATCGTCTCCGTTATTTACAAAATGGAATTTACGTCCAATATGCCTACCGTATGCCCACATCATTGCACACATAATCAAAGTGTTGCCAAGTGATGTATTCATATCACCACTCATGCGGCACCCTTCAACAGTGTACTTTATGGAGCCATCCGGTGTGTATCCCGTGCCTTTGTTGACCAGTTGCCAATCCAAGAGTTTACGAAGCTCTGGGTCCTGGTCAAAAGCGAAAAGATATAATGGGTGCTCAAAATCTCTCAACACATCCAATGACACATGCTGGTCGAAGCGCTTAGCATCCAGCATAACGGCTACAGGGTCACTATATTCAGTCCACTTCCTGTATAACAGCTTGCCGGTGTCAATGGCGTTTAGCCCCTTGGCTACAACTTGCTGTCCCCAAACAGCATCAATAAGCTTATAAAACACATGTTCATTTGGTTTTAAAAAGCGTCC